AACACCTTTCAAACGGTGGATGTAAACCTGTTTATTACACAGGCAGAACAACGCATTTACAATTCAGTGCAGTTCCCTTCGTTGCGTAAAAATGTGACTGGGGCTATTACATCAAGCAATAAGTATTTGTCTTGCCCTGATGACTTCTTAGCTCCGTACTCTTTGGCGGTATATCCATATGGCGGAGGAGACTATATATACTTGCTTAACAAAGATGTAAACTTCATTCGTGAGGCTTATCCTAGTTCAACAAGCACAGGAACTCCTAAGTATTACGCATTGTTTGGGCCAACAGTATCAGGCGCTACTATTTCTAACGAGTTAAGTTTTATTCTTGGCCCAACGCCGGATGCAACATATTCCGCAGAACTTCATTATTATTACTACCCTGAATCTATTACTACTGTTTCAAGTGGTCAAACGTGGCTTGGGGATAACTTTGATACTGTGCTGTTGTATGGTTCTTTGGTAGAAGCTTATACCTATATGAAGGGTGAAGCAGACATGATGGCTTTGTACAATCAAAAGTATATGGAAGCTATAGTCCTAGCCAAACGTTTGGGAGATGGCATGGAACGTCAAGATGCTTATCGTAGTGGGCAGTTTAGGCAGGCCGTGAAATGAGCATAGTCCAAACTCAAACTGACAGCTTTAAAAAAGAGCTTTATCAAGGCATCCATGATTTATCTACGGACACAATTAAAATTGCACTGTATACAGGTAACGCTGATTTAAACGCAGACACTACTGTTTACAGCGCAACCAATGAAGTCTCAGGTACAGGCTACACGGCTGGTGGGGAAACTATGACTGGGGTGGCTATTAGTTCATCTGGCTATGTAGCCTACGCAAATTGGGATAACGTGTCTTGGACGGCGGCTTTAACTGCTCGGTGTGCTTTGATCTACAACGTCACGCAGGGTAACAAGTCGATTGCTGTTCTGGATTTTGGGTCTGACAAAACATCGACCACCACGTTTACAATCACCATGCCCGCTAACACCTCAACTACTGCGCTTATTAGGAGTTCAAATTGATTGTTACTACTACCAAAGGCGACATGGATGATTCCTTACTGGAACACCGCGCTGGGGAAATTGATAACGACAATGAACTAACCACATGGGTTGAGTACTGGTTGGACGGCGAATTGGTTCACCGCTCGGCACATGTTACGCTAAAGAAAATACCCAGCTTTGCTGGTGGCGTTACTGCTTCTTTCTAAGGATTTGTTATGGCGAATACACAATCTATGGTTACTTCGTTCCTTAGTGAACTGATGTTGGGCCAGCACCAACTTGGAACTTCTACTATTGTTTCCCGTGGCAGCTTGACCGCCCCTACTACGGATACAGTAAAAGCTGCGTTGTACCTTGCCTCTGCTACGGTCAATGCTTCTACTACAGCGTATTCGGCTACTGGTGAAGTTTCTGGTACAAACTATATTGCTGGTGGAGTAACAGTAACCAATGCCACAGCCCCAACCTTTACCAATGCATCTGCAACGGCAGGTGTAGGATACTGGACTCCTTCGGCAAGCATTGTGTACACAAGCGTAACGTTAACCACTTCTTTTGACTGTGTGCTGCTCTACAACTCAACACAGAGCAACAAGGCTATCAGTGTTTACACCTTTACCGCGCAGACCATCAATGCGGGTACATTTACGTTGACCATGCCCTCCAGTACCACTACGACTGCTTTGTTGCGTTTGGCAACAACCTAAGCGAAGGCGGCGAAGGCCGTAAGCCATGTTTGGTATAACCACTTTCTCTGGAGCGCCGTTCTCAGCGTTGGGGGGAACTAATGTCACATTAGCGTTAACAGGAGTTCAGGCAACGGGTAATGTTGGCAGTGTGGGCATTAATATATCCCTTGCACCAACTGGGGTTCAGGCAACAGGTAATGTTGGTACTGTAAATGTAGATATATCCCTTGCACTGACTGGAGTTCAGGCGGTTGGAGTAGTTGGCGGTGTAGGCACTGATATACCTCTTACCGGGGTTGAAGCAACAGGCGGGGTTGGTTCTGTAGGGATAGATATATTGCTTACGCTGTCTGGGGTGCAGGCGGTGGGTGCTATAGGGGTAATCATTCCGGTAAACTGGAATGTAATAGATGACAGCCAGACAGCAAACTGGCAAAATATAGCTAATGAACAAACACCCGGTTGGTCTACAATCCAAAACGATCAGACCGCAGGATGGGCGCTGATTGACAACACACCATAGAGGCATAAATGGCTCTTGTACTAGCAGATCGGGTTAAAGAAACCACCACTACAACAGGTACGGGAACAGTCACGCTTCTTGGAGCCTCGACGGGGTTTCAATCATTTTCTGCGGTAGGTAATGCCAATACAACGTATTACACAATTGCAGGTCAGACTGGCTCTGAGTGGGAAGTTGGCATTGGTACGTACACATCCTCTGGCACAACTTTATCCCGTGATACAGTCTTATCCTCCAGCAACGGCGGGTCGCTTGTTACATTTTCTTCTGGTACAAAGGATGTTTTTGTTACTTATCCGGCAGGTCGAGCTATTACTGGCGGTGAAGGGTATGTAGAAAATGATGCCTCAATTGATGTAAGTTCAACTATTAGTACGGGTAGAAATGCCTTGAGTGCAGGCCCAATATCAGTAGCTAGTGGGATAACTGTAACAGTACCTACTGGTTCGGTTTGGACAGTCGTTTAGTAAAGGTTACAACATGACAGTCAATTACACAACTAATCTATCCCTTGGCCTGCCGGTCACCGGGACGGAATCAGGTACTTGGGGCGATGATGTAAACAACGCCCTCACCGCTTACTTGGACATTGCCATTGCGGGCGGCTTGGCTGTCACAATAACCACGGCAGACGTTACTTTAGCTAACACGCAAGGAACTAGCGCAGGTACAGGCATAACCACACTTTCGGGGCAGTACGCCATCCTAAACCTCAGCGGGGCAATGACCGCAGCCAGAAACCTAATCCTCCCTAGCAGCAGCAAGTCGTATATCATCAACAATAACTGTACAGGTGGATTTCTCCTAACGGTTAAAGGCGCAGCCACTACAGGCGTTACCATGATTAACGGAGAAAAATCCGTATTGTTCTGGAGCGGCACTGACTACGTTAAGGCGACTACAAGTGGCGGCGCAACAGGCGGTGGATCAGATCAGATTTTTATTCAAAACGGACAGACCGTAACAGTAAACTACACCATCAGCACTGGCTACAACGCTGGTTCGTTTGGGCCTATTTCCATCAACAGTGGAATTACGGTGACTGTTCCCACCGGCTCTAACTGGTATGTTATTTAAGGATCATCTATGAGTTCAGTACAAATTCAAGGAAGTGCAAGCGGGGCGGGTACGCTGACCATTGCCGCGCCCATTACGGCAACCAACAGGACGCTGACGCTGCCTGATGAAACGGGTACATTTGTTACGTCTGGGTCAAGCACTTACCTAACAAGCAAAATTCAACCCATTACTGCTTCGGTGGCATCTAGTGCCATGACGGTGACGCTTAACCCCACGGTCTTGGACTTTCGTTCTACCCCTCTGACCAGTGGTACTGTTAACACGCGCACGGTTTCTGCGGCAATCTCGGTGGTTGTATCTAGTGGCTCTACTTTGGGTACGGTGTCGGCTACGCAGTCCCGCATTGTTGTCTTGGCTCTTGACAATGCAGGCACGATTGAGTTGGCGGTGGTCAACATCTCTGGGGGGACTAACCTTGATGAGACAACCTTAATCAGCACTACGGCTGAAGGCGGGGCTGGCGCTGCTGATAGCGCAAACGTTGTCTACTCCACCACAGCGCGTACATCATTGCCGTTTCGTGTTGTTGGCTACATTGAATCCACTCAGGCTACCGCCGGTACTTGGGCTACTGCGCCAAGCACTATCCAAGGCTACGGTGGTCAGGCTTTGGCTGCTATGAGTTCGTTGGGATATGGGCAAACGTTCCAAGACGTATCCGCAAGCCGCGCCGTTGGAACAACGTACTACAACACCACTGGAAAACCCATATTTGTTAATTACATTTCTACCGCTTTTGCTAATGTTACGTTGATGATTGGTGGAGTGTCTGTAGGTTCTATTACGGCTCCTGTGTCATTTGTAGTGCCGCCATCACAATCATATTCAATCACAAGCACTACGCTGCAAAAATGGACTGAACTGAGGTAACCACCATGCACTACAAAGCCCCCGACAACTCCTTGCACTTCATCGAGCCTGAGTACGCGCATCTGCTTCCAGAAGGCTCTGTTGCCATCACGGATGAGGAAGCAGAAGCACTGCGCTTTGTGTACATACCAACCTACGCACAGAAACGTGCTGCTGAGTACCCGCCAATGACCGACTACCTTGACGGTGTGGTGAAGGCAGACCAAGCGCAGATTGACAAGTACATAGCTGACTGCTTGGCAGTCAAGGCTAAATATCCAAAGGTGTAAGCCATGACACTCGCAATCTCCGGCACAACGGGCATAACCCTAGCTGGGCAGTTCGACTCTGCCAGCACCTTTGGGTTCAAGAATAGAATTCTAAACGGCTCAATGAT